CTGTTTATTCTGTAAAATCGGCAGGCTACAAAGGGGTCAAATAACTTTTAAATTTATTTCAGTTTTCGGGTATTTTTTCCTTGACACAAGCACTGCTTTCCTTTATGACTACTTGTAAGACAATCTAAATACTAACCAAAGGTAAGACATTATGAAGAAATCGAAACGAGCTGTCAACAAAAAACTGGCCGGTGCTTTGATCGGTTATGCCCGATCGAGCTATCAGAACCTGGCTGGCCGCATGGAGCCTCCGGTCAGCCGACCGATGATTAGCCAGATCATGCTCGATGCAACCTGTAACGAGCGGCTGATGAACCAGGTGACGGAGATTCTCCGGCCGGCGGCTGCGGCTCTGATGGGTGAACTTTTCAATCTCGTCAATGGGGCGCGATCTGCCCCGGATCTGCTCGATGTCCTTTTCCCTCCTGTTTGTGTTGATCCTGAATCAATTGGTCTACCAGTAACAGAGGGAAATCATAATACTTTGCTTGAAAAAAAGGGGGAAAGAAAAGATGGGAACAATAGAGATTGTGCAGGATAAGATTACGGTGGTTCTTAGCATGTGGTGGAGGGGGGTATTATGAAAGAGGCAAGTGTGTATTACGCGAACCGAGCATTGCATCACATCGCGTCTTTGATGTTCCATTTGTGGGACGAGGATGCAGTGTTTGTATTGCAAGCAGACATTGACGAGATCAAAGAGAACCTGGACGAGATCAAAGAGAACCTGGAATAGGTTATGACCTGGCAGTCCCGGTTGTGACCATTGCTGGGCGGCAAGTATGGCACACAGATTTGCGAGTTTGTGATCTTTACAGTTGGACAGAATCCAACAGAGCCGGAGGCACCATCAATTCTGTTTTCGCATTTCGTTATAACTTTCCGACCAGTATCAACAGGCCTCCCCGTGCTTGTGGTCCTTTCGACGACCCCGGCTCCATACGGTTTCCGTTGGAGCTTATGGAGCTGGCACGGAAGAAGGAAGAGGCGCGCCAGGCCCGAATATTACGCCGGAAACGCGGCGGGGGCCAGTTGGTTCTCTATGGACAGGGACAATAAGGTCGGCCCGGGGATGCCGTTAAACTCCCCTTCATAGACTCCTCCTTACAGGGGCCCGCCGGGAGCCTCGGCGCAAGCGGAATCTCGGTTATAAATATGGGTGTCGATCATGATTAAACGATTTCAAGGCTACATCGAGAACGAGTCCTGGGATGAGAACCTCAGAGAAGCTGATGACTGGCTGACTAAATTCTGTTACGCGGTCATGATTCTGGCTGTGCTTTATTTCGGCGGCGGCTATCTGCACGCGTGGATGACGGGGGTTTTTCAATGAGAATTCTGCTCGCGGCCCTGATCGTCCTATGTATCCCAACGATCCTGTATCCCCTCGGCATTCATCCGGCGCTGCCATACTCGCTGTCGGATCTGGTCCGGGAGGAATACATGACCGAGGTCTGGCAGGAAAAGGCACGCCAGGCTTATCACGGAACGGGTTATCGGATTGAATGGATCAACGGCAAGGAATATTTCCGGAGAGACGGCCAGTGGTGCAGATACAAAATCCCGGCCGACTGGCAGATGGAGGGGTAGGATGAGCGGGAAACGCGATAAAAAGATTCGGAAAGCCGGCGAGCGCTATGGCCGACTTCTGCCGATGACGAGTCTGACAAGCTTGTCTCTCGGGAAGCGTCTGAAGGTAGCCTGGCGAATCGTAAGGACAAAGAGTCGGAGGGTGGCATAATGTTCATCATCGTATTTGTAATAGCGTTTGTGGTCGGCCTCATCTTCGGCGCGGGACTGTGGGATATGACACAAGACAGATCCAAAAGGAAATGGCATGCGATACCATATAATCATGAACATCGCGGGCGAGATCTATGATCTCTATCGAATGGCACCGGACCCGGATCGGGCCGAACTCCTGGCACGGATCTCGGTCGCGAAAGAAAAGGGGCTGATTCCATCGCCCTGGTCGGTGAATCCATCCGATATCCGGGTCCAGGAAGCCCCGGGGCGTGAATCCATCCATGCTTAGGTATGGCCCGGGGCGTGAAAGTCCAGCACAGAGCGATTGTGTGCGTTGTTTTATTCAGAGATATCAGACCGTTATAATGAAAGGAATGTTTATGCCAGAATCCACAGCGAACGTCGACAATCCGCTTTATGCCGAACTCGATCGGCTGCGAGGTATCGTCGGTGAACAGGTCACCGAGATCTCTGATCTGAAGGATGAGATCAACTCGCTCATCAAACCCATAAGCGAATACGAAGAGCACGGCGCGTCGATCGGGGCGATGGTGGCTCTAAAACAAAAGGCCTATGGAGACAGCTTTGGCAAGGCGGGCGATGTCTTGCGGATACTCTATCCTGGCGGGATCACCCCGGAGCAATACGATGACCTCCTTTCTGTAGCCAGGGTCGTCGACAAGCTCTTTAGAATCGCGACAGACAAGGACGCCCTGAGCGAGTCTCCGTACCGTGACATCGCTGGCTATGGGATCCTCGGCACGGTGAAAGGAGAACACAATGGGAGTGGCGCGGCCGAAAATCAAGGATGAGGTCCACTACAAAAAGGGTCTGACCTGGGCATACTGTTCTCACTGCAACCACTTTGTCCGGGACTACCAGGTACAAGGCATCGGCGCTGGGATCGCCAGAACCGAACCACGCTGCGACATTATCGGCCTGAAAGACGGCCGTGGATACCGGATTAACCCGGCATACATCTGTGACTACTGGGACAACAGCAACCATATGAAGCGATACAGGGATGAATTTTTATGATGACACGGGAAGTTTATAGCCGAACAGAATCTAAAAGAGAGAACACCGCTGTCCGTCTGCTCTCTCTTGTATCTCTTTTCAATAGATTCAATACAAGTATCTATGGACCTCCCTGCGTTTTGGGTCCTTTCGGGACCTTGTCTCCTATGCGGTTTCCCCCAGCGCGGAAATTGCCTGCACATAAATTCATGTTTCGGTTGGAAATTTGGAAAGCGTCAACATTGAGGTTGGTCTATGAGTGATTCGGATGGGACAGGCGGCAAGGCCACTTCTGTGGATGATATTAAACGGCAAGTCCAGGAGCGCATCGATGAGGAGACCGCGCAGGCTCCGGCCACGGCTCCTGATTCCGGACCGAAGATTGACAGTAAATTTATTAGCGATTGTATCTTTGCGAACGCCCTGGGCGATGGCACGATGTACGCGACTCTGTTCCGCGATAAACTTCTCTACTGTAAAAACATGCAGGAGTGGTTTGAGTGGACCGGCCACCGCTGGCAGCGTGATATTATGGGACGATCGCTCGCCGCTGTCGAGCTCGTAGTGCAGCAATATCTGGGAGAATATAAACGGCTCGCCGGGGAGATTGCCGGGGTTGTGGTTGATGGCGATGATGAAGGCCAGGCGAAGGTGAAGAAGCTCAGAAAGTCACAACACGACCTGCTCAACCGGGCAAGCAAGCTCCGGGACGATCGCCGCCGGACCGCCTGTTTGAAATTCGCACACACGATCACGGATCCCCTGGCCATCACCGGCGACGAGTTCGATCAGAAGCCGAAGCTCTTTCCCTGCGCGAACGGTGTCATCGATCTCGTGCGCGGGACGCTTATCGATGGCCGCCCCGGCGACTATCTGTCGATGGCCAGCCCGGTTGATTTCAAAAGCATCGATGCACCCGCGGTCCTCTGGGAGAAAACGCTACTCGAGATATTCAGCGGCGACGAGGAAATGGTGGCATATATTCAGCGCCTTTTCGGGTATGCCATGACCGGTCTGGTCCACGAGAAGGTTTTCCCGGTGTTCTACGGGAAGGGCGGCTGGAACGGCCGGAGCCTGATCATTGAGACCATCAGCTACGTCATGGGATCCCTCGCCGGGTCTATTCCCTCTGAAATGCTTTTATCCTCGAAATACGTCAAGGCCTCATCCGGACCATCGCCCGATGTCATGAGTCTCAAGGGAATGCGCTTGACCTTCGCCTCTGAGACCGACGAGGGCCAGAAGTTCAGCGCTTCGAAAGTCAAATGGCTGACCGGTAAAGATGAATTAAATGGCCGGAACCCTCACGATAAATATTCGACGCGGTTTCAGCCAACGCATAAACTATTCCTGATGACCAACTCACAACCCCAGGCGCCGGCAAACGACAAGGCCTTCTGGGAGCGGCTCCATCTGATCCCCTTCACCCTGTCATTCGTCAACCGGGATCCCCAGGACGCGACGGAGCGCCGAGCGATACTCGATCTTGATCAGCAGCTGCTGAAAGAGGCGCCCGGGATCCTCGCCTGGCTGGTCCGGGGCTGTCTGCTCTGGCAGAAACACGGCCTTAAACCGCCGCGCAAAGTCACCGACGCCACCGAGAAATACCGGCGCAACGAGGATCTCCTGGCAGACTTCATCGACGAGTGCTGCCTCCGGGAGCCGGGGGCGAAGGGCAAGGCCTCGGTTCTCTACGGCCGGTTTGTCTCCTGGTACCACGACAACATCGGTACCAAGGAACCATCCGGAACCTGGTTCGGCAAGCAGCTCAGCCAGAAATACGACAAGTCAAAGTCCGAAGGTTGCGTCATTTATATCGGGATCACGCTCACCGATTAGGGAGGGTTAGAGGGTTTATGGTGGTAAAACTTAACAAACGAAATGGAGTTATTAAAATGCACAGAGTTGTGAATAACGCTCCCTGTCTCCCCAACAGTCGCCAAGCATCCCCGGAAAAGGGAGGGTTTGCCCTCAGCGCGCCGGCGTCGGTAACTGTTAGGAACCATTCAGGGAAAGCCGTAGATACTTGGCTGGAATATCTGTGCTCAGGGAGGGTTAGACGGTTCTCCAACCTTTTCTTGGTGTTTCGTTTTTTAAAAAGCACATACATATAGTTATAGGGCTTAACTATCTAACTATCCATAAAGGCCCTTGGGAGGGGTATTATTATTATTAATAATATTAAAAAACATAATGATATTAAATATATAAAAAAAAGAAGAAAAAAGGGAGGGTTTGAGAGTTTTTCTGGAGGGTTTAAAAAGGCCTCCCTAAGCCTCCCCGAAAGGAGAATGTAACGATGAAAGACGTACTTAATGACTTCATCCAGGAGCGCTGTATTGTGGATCCGGACGCACGGGTAGTATTTCGGCAATTCTATGACAATTTTAGTTCCTGGTATCACGCTAACATGGGCAGAAAACAACCGGGCGCCGCCTGGGTAGGAAAGCGACTCGGCCAGAAGTACACAATGAATAAGGCAGAGGGCCGCATTATATTTATTGGGATCACACTGAACGATAATGAAGTTGATGAAAAATCATTACGCGTAATGATTCAAAAGAATATCAAAGCGGTCAAACAAACCATATTAGACTTGGATATCACAATCAACGATGATGATGACCGAGAGGCCCTTAAAATGACCAAATGGTTACTTAGTCAATTAAGGGGTCTTAATCGAATGATACTCATTGCCAGAAAACGAAACATTTCGATCGGCTAAACGTGAAGGTGTGGTAACCATGAACATCCTTGATCTGGCCCAGAAAAAAGTGAAGCTTCGGAAGGTCTCATCGACCAACGGCGGCGAGTGGCAGGGTCCGTGCCCTGGCTGCGGAGGTAATGATCGCTTCCATGTCTGGCCCGGGCAGAACCAGGGCGAGGGCAGCTACTGGTGCCGGGGGTGTGGAAAGGCCGGCGACACGATTCAGTTCCTGCGCGACTTTGAGGGGATGTCCTTCCAGGAGGCCTGCGATTATCTCAACATCGATGTGCCAGATCAGCCCCGGCAGTTTGGCCCGGCACAGCGCAGGATTGAACCAGTGGAATTCACACCGGCGGAGCACCAGTCTCCGACCGACCTGTGGCAGACAAAAGCGGAGGCGTTGGTAGTCTGGGCCCAGGGGCAGCTCCTGAAGAACGCCGAGGTCCTCTCCTGGCTCGCCGCGCGCGGGATCGACCGGGCCGCTGCAGAGCGGTACCGCCTCGGATGGAACCCCGGCGAAAAAGGGAAAGACCTTTACCGCGCCCGCACCGCCTGGGGTTTGCCGGTGATCACAAAAGACAACGGCCGCCCCAGGGTCCTCTGGATCCCTCGCGGCCTGGTGATCCCCGTGATCATCGACGGCACCGTTCACCGGGTCCGGATTCGCCGGCCCGAGGGAGAGCCTCGCTACTACGTCATCCCCGGATCCTCCGCTCACATTATGCACCTCGAGCCGCAGCGCCGGGCCGCCGTCATCGTCGAATCAGAACTCGATGCCGTCGCCGTCGTCGCGAATAACCAGATCGCCGGCGCCGTGGCCGTCGGGACATCCCATGGGAAACCGGACGCCGTGGTTTACGAAAGCCTCAAAGGATCGCTGCAGATCCTCAACGCGCTCGACTTCGACAAAGCCGGATCCGCTGCCTGCAGGTGGTGGGACGAGCACTTCGATCAAAACGACCGCTGGCCGGTGTCCCGGGGGAAAGACCCCGGAGAGGCCTACGAGTTGGGGATAGACTTGGATTGCTGGATAAAAGCAGGGCTCGCACCGGCACTGATCATCGACGACAAACAAGCCGCTCCGGCAACATCTCACATCCCAGCGCCCGAACCGGCAAAGCCAGAGGCCCGCGTTCTGATTACCGGGACCGGATCTTTGCATCCCGCCGTCAGGGAACTCTATCAGCTGTTACAAAACAACCCCAGCGTCGTAATCATCAACGAGCCGGCCCGGTTTACCATTCTGCGCCACGGCAAGTACGTCGGTGGCCGCATCAATCAACTGGTGTTCCAGGTCCCGGAAGTGACAGATTATATCCTGGCGCACCCGGCAGAGAAAATTACAGGAGAGAACTTTATAATATGAAAATAGAAAACATGAAAATCGAGGCGATCAAGCCGTATCCCGGCAACGCGAAAGCACATCCACGGAACCAGGTTAACAAGATAGCGCAGTCGATCCAGGAGTATGGATTTCAGGTCCCGATTCTGCTGGACAAAGAGAACGTGATCATCACCGGGCACGGTCGCCTTCTGGCCGCGAAAAAGCTCAAGATGGAGAGCGTACCGACTGTGCGCATGGACCACCTGACGGACGCCCAGGTCAGGGCCTTCCGCTTGATGGACAACCGGTCGAATGAATCCGACTGGCTCCCAGAAGATCTGGCCAACGAACTCAAGCTTCTGTCCCTCGAGGGATTCGACCTGGAGTTGACAGGCTTTGATGGCGTGGAAATTGAGAAGCTGTTTGATATTAAAGAGGGCCTGACAGATCCGGACGAAGTCCCGGAAGTCCCGAAGGTGGCTATCGCAAAGCCGGGTGATATCTGGTTGTGTGGGAAACACAGAATTATGGCTGGCGATTCGACAAAGACCGAGGACGTGGAACGGCTGATGGATGGGGTGAAGGCGGACATGGTTTTCACTGACCCGCCGTATGGTGTGAATGTCAAAGGCGGATCAAAGGGCAATAAGACAATAGCTGGGGACTTGACGCAAACCGCGATCCCATTCTCCTTCGATTTGGCTGTTCAGTCGGCTACAAAGAGTGACGCACGGTTCTACTTCTGCGGCGGCGAGGGCAATCTTGGGCTGTACGATAAGCTGTTCGATAGGTTCCTGAGACAACTGCCAAGGCATCTGATCTGGATGAAGAATGGGTTCGTCATGAAACCGAATAATTATCACAACCAGTACGAGATTATCTATTTTGGGTATGGTCCCAAGGGTGGCGACCTGGCTCATTGGTTCAGTGGCAGGACAGAGTCTGAAGCATCTGATATCTGGCAGGTCAAGAGAGATGCGGGGTCGGCATACCTACATCCAACCCAAAAACCAGTGGAATTGCCGGAGAGGGCGATCAAAAACAGTTCACCACCGGGGGCTGTGGTATACGATCCCTTCGGCGGTTCAGGCAGCACCCTCATAGCAGCCGAACAGACAGGAAGGACAGCGTACCTCATGGAGATCGACCCACTGTATGTTGATGTCACGGTTCAACGCTGGGAAGATTACACTGGCGAGAAGGGAGTATTAGAATAATGGGACGACAAAAGAAACCAGCAGCACTCAAAGTCCTGGAAGGCAATCCCGGCAAGTATA